CCGGATGTTCCGGTGTAAGAAGAGTATTCGTTAGCGTCAATGACGGCTCTGGTTGAGAGCACATCCCTTACAATACCGCCCCTGTTTCGCTCTAATTGCACAATGACCGTGCCAGCCGTGCCTGCGGTTGAAACGGCTGCGTCAAAAGCGGTTATCACGCCTCCGCTCAATGCAGACGGCACAATCCAGCGGTGTACCGTTCCTTTGTACGTTGGTTCTTCTACGCCAACCGCCTCAATCATTACCGTTTTTGTTTGCGCGAGTGCGTACACGTGAGCCACATTGCCGCTCACTTGCGCGTTCATCATTGCCGCTGTAACAACTTCGTTTGTCGCCCAAGTCCGTGGTGTTGTATATGCCATAAATCCTCCTAATAGCCCAAAATCGTGGTTATGCCTAATACGCCGTAAGTGCTGTCGCCAAGAATCCAGGCATCGTAGGTCTCGTACATCGAGTCTTGTAATCCGTAGGTGTAGGTCACAATGTCACCTGAAGTGATCGTGAAATCAATTGACTGAATAAAATAATCCTGCTCTATCCCCACGCTCGGCGCGATTACTTTTATCTTGTCGCCAATGTTCAAATCCATAAACGCGTTGATAAGATATTCTGTGTAATAAGCGCCAGATGTGCCAGGTGTGCCAGTACCGATACGATTAATGCTCGTATCGAGTCTGTTCGCAATCAGCGTTATGCTGTTTATAGTGGTGTGTTTCGCCTTGTGCCGGTCTAACAATGCAACTGCAATATCAGTTGTTTGTAAGGGGTCGTCTTGGTAAGGCAAATCCATATTCAAGGTTCGTGCGCCATCATTCGCAACCAACGTTTCGTCTTCACGCAATATCTCAACTGGTCGGTAGATGTAAACGCCCTTGCCTCGTGCCTGTAATTGCGTGACATAGCCGGTTATCGCGCCGGTGTTCTCAAGCGTATAATCGACACCGTTTGCGCCATAAACCGCTGTCACTTCCAAGTCGGCGGTAAGGTTCGCTCCGCTCTCATCTTCAGCCGCATTGAAGATGTAATCCGTCCCAGAAACCGGTGCAACTGTGGATAGAGCGGCAACTGTTTGCGCTTCCTGGTTTGGATCACGAAACCGCCCCTTCATTGTGACAGTCTCATTTGCGCCAATCTCTAATGGTCTCTCAAGCGCAAAGAGCACCACGTCGCTTGTGTCAACTTTGCGCGGATACGCCTTTGAATCTACCTGGTTGTAATAAGACTCCGCGTGCTTTACGCCAATCTCACGGTAGTTGTTGTTGAACACCGCGTCAACCGTTGGGGTTGTAAGCTGTAAGATGCGTGTGTCACCGGCTTGCGTAATTCGTGTGTCACCGGCTTGCGTAATTCTGATATCAGCAGTTGTGCTGTCGATAACACTTACTTGCGCTAATGCCTTGCCAGAACGAAAACCCCTGTTCTCGACAGTCAGCACTTCATCGGAATCAGCTGTTTGCTTGATATACACATAACCCAACTCGGATAAGGTCGCTTTGCTGACTTCCTGCATTGCCCGTGTCTTATCGCGCAAGGTGTCAAATACGCTTGCAAACGTGGAACGCCCCGTACCATAAGAGGTGGATAACGGCTTTATAGGCATATTCGCCAGAATCAGCGCGATAACCTGCTCCAGTCGTTTGTCAGTGGTATAGGTCGGCAGGTCGAGTTGATGAATAGCCATTTGCTCCATATAGTCGAGCACCGTGACTCTTGTCACCGACATAAATTGTGTTGTGCCAATCTCGATACCATTAGGCGGTACGAGTCCATAAAAGCGGGTGCGACTGCGCCCCTCGTAGGTCAACCGTAGCCGGAATCTCATCCCTGACTGGAATCCCGACATACAATTGGCGTGACCTGGAGTAAAGAGATTATTCACGTTGTGCAGAACAAGCGTGAGTTGACCGGTTGAAGCGACTCTGTCAATTGGATTCGAGCTTCGTATTCCCATCGAACCAGTGATACCAGCCGCTTGAAGTCGGTACGCGTTCAGGTCAACCCACTTACCTTGCAGATAGAACTCGCACGCTATCGCGTCATATTTCATTATGCGCCCACCATCAACAAGGCGTCCCTAACTGCCATTGCAATATCAGACGCGGTAGGCAACCTTCCGAGTGCCGCTAACAGATCGCCATTGCCTCCGCCCATCATTGCACCGCTTGACGCGTTAGAATATACACGCCCGTTCGTATCAGGGATAAACAATTCTGGACCCGCTTCGCCAACAAGGTAAGGTTGACCGGCTAACTCGTAACCGCCCATTGCGTGACCAAATTGTGGCACTTTACTACCGCCGCCACCGCCGTCGTCCCCGCCAATCGGCAGGTTTCCCATCGAGCCGTAGGTCGCAATGACAATGTTCACTTTGGCATCGTAGGTTCGCTCTAATGCAGATAATTGCGCCTGCAGGTCGCCAACCAGCCCCATTGATGCCTGAACCGCCGCGTCTAACGGCATGAACATTGCTTCAAATGCGGAGGCTGCCTCTGCAAACCCTTCGGGATCTTCTCTCAGCGTTTTATAAAGTTCATCTAATCCAAGACTAAAATCAAGCGCGGCTAATGTAGCCGTACCATAAGACTTGTCAACCAGTCCTAATGATGCTCTGTATTGATCAAGCGAAATTTTATTTTTCTTGTAATCCTCTGCCAGTCTACCAGCCAGATCACCAGCCACGCTTCCGCGCCAGCCTTGCTCTGCTGCCGCTACGTTTTCATATGCAACGGCAAGATCATCTCTTAAAGCGCGGGCGGTTTCATACAATTCTGCCCGCCATGCGCTCAACCGCTGTTGGTTAGCGAGCGCAGCATCCGACATTCTGTTTGCAGATGCCGCAGAGTTGTCCAGTGAATCCCAAACGCGGTCATTCGCCGCAACCCATTCATCCGTCTTGTCGATAAAAGCAGAAGTGCCATAGGTGTCGTAAAGAAACTTGACTTTTTCAGCAGCGTCTTTAGACGATACACCGGCTTCGTTTACGAGTCGGCTGTATTCTTTTAGAGCAGGACTCAACTGCTGCACCCATTCAGCCCGACCTTCTTTTGTCTGGATGATAGGCATGTCTATCCACTTAGCGTCTGCTTCAGATACTAGCCCGATGCTTTCCGCAAGATGCAGTAATTCTTTATTGTGGCTATCAATATTCGCTCGCTCAAATGCAAGCCCTATGCCTTCGATATAACCAAGCCCACCAGTTTTCCCGACTGGCAATCCATCGACATAATCGAAGCCCTTGTCGCCACCTCGCTCAAGTGCAATCGCCTTTTTCTTGTTTTCAATGTAAGTCTTTATTTGTGCTGTCGCATATTCCCAGTTACCCGCAACGTCTCTTGCCAGTCCGCCTTCTGCTTCTAAAAGAGGAGCCGTGTCCTCAATCGCTTTATTAATCAGCGCTTGCTTCTTTTCAGCATCTGTCAGTGCTTCAGCCACTTTCCCGATGCTTGCGGCATAAGCATCAAAGGTTTTTTGCCCGCCGGTGACAATACCGAGATTATCAAGAATCAGCGGACTCATTCGCCCAACGCCGGTTACAATGTCGTTGAAGGCTTGCGTGGTTGAGATTCCCATTGCCCGCCCGCGCATTGCCGCGACTTCCATCAACTGTCCCATCTGTGCCGCAGAATCGCCAACGCCTAACATCAACGCACGGCTTGAAGCCTGCATTATGTCAGCATCAGAGACCATACCAAGCGAAGCGGTACGAACTGAATCCATAATGTGACCCATGTCCATACCCATTGAGCGGGCTAATGAATATGATGTATCTTCGAGCCTTTGAAGCTGTGCGCCTTCGTGAGAAAAGTCGAGCACCTTTTTCACAGTGCCAATAGCCGCAGCTAATGGCGCGGCTGTGGCTGCTATTGTTTTTGCCGTGTTTAGCCAGTTTGCGCCCAAACCAGTATCAGAATCTTCACCGATACTTCTGACATTTTTTGCGGTAGCTTTGATCTTCGATTCAGCATCGCTAAGCCCTTTTTCAAGGCCTTTCGATTCTGCTCCAATTGACGCGAAAAGACTCGCTATTTGTATTGCCATATTATTTCACCAGCGTCTTTCTCGCTTTACCCAAGCCGTCTCTCACTTGCAGCCATTCGTTCATATCGGCAACCGAGAGCGCGTCTACATACTCCAGCGTCCACCCTGTTTCTTTCACGAGTTCCCACCGCCAATACTCCCACGGCAAGCCCTGTTTCTTGACGGCTGCCATGTAGACGCGCCCACTTAGTTTTTTGAATCGTTGAGGTCGGCTTCTTTTTTGAACGATTCCCAAATGCCGATTGCAATTTTGCGGTAATCAATCGGATTCAGATCACCCAATTCATCCGCACTCATCCCTACCAGTTTCCCAACTATAATGTCATTGGTATCCTCATCGGTTTCCTTGTCAATGAGCACGCGCCATTCCTTTTGTGAGATCGCGCTCCAGTCGTACTCAATCTCGCGTCCGTTAGATAGTGTGACCATGTGCTACGCCTTTGGACCGTTCTTTTGAAACGTGCAGCTGATCTCAACCACATCGGCATAGGGGATATTCAATTTCGCACCCATTGCTATCGCGGGATAAATATCCGGCTGCTTGCCAGCTGCAGTACCTTCGGGATAGACAGTCAGTGTGCCGCCCGTGCCTGCTTCAAGCGCGGTCATCAATGCCGTGCCTTCCGATTGGTACAAGCCAGACCATTCGATTGTCGCGTCTTTGATTGTTGCGATGTAGGTCTTGTCGGTATCAGCGCCGGCAGTGGTTTCAGCCAGGTCGATGTTCGGGTTGATTGATAGCGTGCGGAAGTCAGTATTCAAGTTCACCGTGCCACCGCTGTATGCCCAAGTTGCAACTAAGTTTTTTCCAGTAATTTCAGCCATTTTGTTCTCCTATAGCTTTTATGATTTATCCATGCGCACGCGGTAATAAGCACCGCAAGCCCACGTATGCTTTCCTGCCTCGTCAATTTCTGGCAGTAAAAAATCTTCTTCACGTGCCAGCCAAAAGTTATTCCAGCCGGTCACGGATAAAGTTCCTGATAGCAGGTCGTTGATATGCGCGTCAATTGTTGCCGCTTCCTTCGCGGTGTCTGCATAAGCCCTGACGTAAACAACCTGCTGTACGCTCTCACGCGGTGTGAAATTGTCAGCGCCGCCAGCCGCGTAACTCCAAACCACGTAAGGCAAGGCTCTACCTTCCGGCGCAACCCCGTGATAAATACAAGTACCGCCCAGAGCGTTTGTGAGCGCCGTTCCACCTGATAATTTCGTGTAAAGTGCCGCGTTGAGCGCGTTGTAAGGTGATGTCATTTCAACAGCCCCTCTTTCAGTAATTGGATCAGCCTGGATTCGCCTTTTTCAACCGCAGGCTTCAGGTATGGTCTCGCTCCCATTTTGCGCGTGCCCATTTCAACGTAAGCGGCATATTCAGCGGTGTATTCGACATTCACAAAATCACCGTAGGATTCGTTCACCCTTCCGCTCCCACGCAAGTAACCGGTTCGATTTTTGTACGCGTTAGATTTCTGCGATTCACCCAGAATGTAATAAGCAGCGGAACGGACAGCCTTTTGTTTATTTCCAGGCACTTTGGCAAGCAGCGCATTCAACTTACTTGTATCAACACTAACGCTTATGCTCATTGCACACGCTCCAATTCAGCACGCCTAACCACGTCCCAGCTCTGTCCCTCGTTGACGCTCAACACAGACCAGACGTAATCGTCCAGTTTGATTCTGTGTTTGGTCGTGATCGCGGTGGTGTAGGGCAGGCTGATAACCGCCTTGCTGTAAGACTGGATCGCACCGCCGGTCATCTTTTCAGAACCGGAACGATAGTCAATTCTGCAAGCCACATTCGCAATTGCCGTATCCCACGTTTCAGCCATTCCGCCTTCACCGTCCGGCGTATAAGCCACGCTCAAAATGTCGCAGGTGGCATTCGTACTTTCCAGCAGGTCGTTGATGTCCGCCTGCATTTGTGCGAGTTCCCGTGCGGTCAAGCCAATGCTCATAGGTCGTTCCTCACAATTCTGGATGTTTGCACGCCCTCGCTTGCGCTCCTGCTCTGGTAGTATTGCGACATGTTCAAGTATTGTTGCGCCTG